TATGTTTTGACGCAAGCGCCTGCATACACGCATGTCTACCCCACCCACATCACCCGTTTTCAGGAGTGGGATGAGCATATTAGTGTCCCCAACCCTGATGTTACGAGGGCCATTTGGGGATTTGTTGCCTGGACTGTCGCTGCCTTGATATCCCCTCTATTGGCCATTCGGAAATATGTTACAATGCCCCATGCCAAAAAGGCTGAGAGAGTTCGTGAATATGTCCGTGTTAAGGATGGGATGGAACCCCGTGCTGAGATCCAATCTCAATTAAAAGTTGAGTGGGCAAAACCTGGTAAGAAAGGTCGTCTTTTCGGGGCTTTCGGTGCGGCTGCAACGTTGGCTGGAGCTTTTAGTGTGTTTCCTGTTAAAAAAGCTATGAACGTGGCATATTCCACCGTGATGAGGAGTTGGCGCTGGTGGAAGACAAGTACTTTCACCGTGCAGGGTATGCTCACACCTGATGTTGCAGTTTTTGACCATTTAATTGAGAATCTGGTGGATCTCCAGAGCGGGCCATATAATGGGTCCTTTGTTGCATTGCACTCAGACGACTTGTGCTTCGCGTGGAAGAATGATTTTTCAGGGGGGATGGCTAACCTTGATATCTCTTCTTGTGATGGATCCAATTCGCCAGCTGTCTTTGCTACCGCTGCCTGGTTGATGGTTGAAGCTGGCAACCCTCCCGAGCTTGTTTTGCGGGTTATCGCACAGTGTTGTCAGAACACAACTGTACGGAATCCATTTAAGACAAGTGAGAGTTTCAAGTTGAGGCCCTCAACCGCTTTCGAGTATTCCGGAACCTGTCTGACTACAGTTTTAAACTGTATTCAATCTTTTTTGATAGCGGCCAGACTTAGCCACCTTGTCCACACGGACTTGGTTACTCCTGAGTCCATCAAGCTTAGTCTAGCCGAAGTTGGGTCACTCGTCACCACAGAGTTGTGTGAGACATTACCCAGCGTCCAGTTTTTGAAGAGGTCACCCTTTCAGGATGGTGGAAAATTTGGGTGGTTTCTTAATTTTGGAGCCATTTTGAGATCTTTTGGGAAGATCGATGTGGACATGGATGCTCGCCATCTAGGTCTCAACGATCGGGAGGGCCGCGCTCTCTTTAAACTGTTGACTTCGGATGAGAAGTCAATACGTTTTTTCTCGGGAGTTGTGAAAGGACTGTGCCACGAGCCAGCATCACAATTCTTAAATCGCTTGCGGGACCACTTCTGTGCTGAAGCGGTCTCATTGGGAGTTACCTTTGCGGGTCAGAATATTCTGGAAGAGATGCCAGATTACTCTAACCTGTATGTTTCAGATGATCAAGTTTGTGACCGTTATAATGTTCCATATGACGTGTACAAAAATTTTTGTGATCAACTCACTCCTGTTAACTTAAGGGCCGGCATGATTCTTCGCCACCCTTTTGTTGATGCCGTTTTCGCACGCGATTACGGCCTCAGCTAAGCCACGAGCTTGGCAAAACTGCATGGTAAGCCATTGGCTCCACCAGCCATGCAGATGATTTGGGTTTTCAAATGGTTGGGCCGGTGCAGTTAAATCCTCTGCATCCATCTCTTGGGTTGATTTGCTAATGCTCCTTTAAG